AGCCCAGGCCAAGGACATCGCCTGGAATTATCTTAAAGATTTTACGGCAAACATACCCGGGGTGCAGACCAACGAGTCAGAGCTGAAGGTAACGCTGCCAGACAAGACGACCATGCGGCTATATTCGGGCGAGAGCTACGAGCGCATGCGGGGTCTTTACTTCGACGGCATCATCATCGACGAGCCGGAGGACATCGACCCTGTAGCCTGGCGCGAGGTCATACGTCCCTGCCTTACCGACTACAAAGGATGGTGCATATGGATCGGCACCGTGAAGGGCAAGAAGGGGCAATGGAAGCGATACAGTGAAGGCAAGCAGCTAGACTCCTGGTTTACGATGAACCTGAAGGCGAGCGAGTCAGGCATCCTGGATGACCAGGAGCTGCACGAGATCCGCACAGACCCGATGATGACCGAAGAGGCATACCGGCAGGAGTATGAGAATGATCCCACGGTCGGCATCGTCGGCGCCATTTACGCCAAGCAAGTGGCAGAAGCAGAAGCCGCAGGCCGTGTGATGAACTTCGAGCGCGACAAGGGTGCGCTAGTCCACACTGTGTGGGACTTAGGATCGCCCTGGAACACTCGAGTCATTTACTTCCAGATGGTCGGCCCCACGATACGAATCATTGACCACGACACCGGGCTAGACCTGGAGACCGGTGACCGTGTTGCCCACATGTTGGCTAAGGGTTATAACTATGGCACGCACTGTTTGCCACATGATGCTAATCAGACCAGACCGGGAGGCATGTCTTTTTCTCAAGAGCTATACACCGCAGGCCTGAAGAACATAGCCATCATACCGCGCACCGATGACGTGTGGCGCAGGATTAACAGGATGCGCGAGATGTTCGCCAACATCTATTTTAACAAGGACAAGACCGTAGACCTGCGCGATTCTCTCGAGAGCTACCAAGCCAAGGAGGAGAAAGAATCTGCTACCATTACATCCAGGATCGTAAACAACTGGGCATGTCACGACTCAGATGCGTTTGGATACATTGCAGAAGCAGAGTGGGCAGGCATCATTGAGCCAAATCTTTCACACACATACCCATCAAAAAAAGGAAAACGCAAGGTCAGGCGCACGGTTACTGTTGCAGACGCTAGCGAGTTTGAAGATCATCCTGCCTCAGACAAGCCGATACAAATCTCTGGTAGCAATGTGACTAGCTACGGCAAAAGCAAAATCAGAGTTCGTCGATAATCTTGAAGGGTGGGTGCCTCTACCAGTAATGCGAGGTCGGGGGTTTGGTGTTTTTTCCTCCGTCATTCACCCACCCTTCTCTTGTCGATTTCTATTTATCAGGATATGATCACAATCAAATGGACGACCCGTTTCTCATTAAGATATGCGATCTACCTGAAGGCACGGTAATTAGCCACGGCTTGATCAATGCCATCAGCGACGAGTTCTTGGCTAGGCTAGGGCCGATACCGCAGCACAGAGTGGAGCACCTGGTTGCAGAGTTCGCGCAGCAACCTGACCCAGACTATCTGCCCGAGCACACTCAGGAGATACTCGACGAGATATACGACTCAAACTTTGGCGACCTAGGCATATGACACCTGCGGAAAAGGCAGCGCAGCAATACCAGATAATGGAATGCGACCGCACGTTTTTGCAGGACTTGGAGTCACACATGTTGCACGGCTACGTATTGTCAAATGACAGATGCTTTATCCTATGTCGTTACGTTTCGCGTAATTGGAGCCTGGATGACATGGCTGACCCAGACCACAACCCGCCAGGAAACTTAGATTGCATCTACATGTATTTAGCAGTTGGCGACATAAAAGAGTTCTTTACTTTCCCACACCAGCCAGTTAAGTGGGTAGCGTTCTCGCGCAGAGGCAAAGCTCCGCGCATCTACAGTTACGACACTCTCAAACAGAAAATTTATCATGGGACTCAGCAAACCTAAGACGCCTAAAATGCAAGATCCTGCTCCCCGGGTGCGGGAGTCATTGCAAGACCAAGCAGGCGCAGCAACTTCGCAGCGCAAAAAAGAAAAGAAGCGCAGAGGCTATGCAGCTACTAAGAATCCTGGCCGTAATACCATGTTCAATGAAGGCGCAGGCAACACTAAGCTAGGCTCAGGGTCTACCATGTTTTCTAATGGCGGATATTGAAAAGCTCTGCCGAGTATACTCGGCCCTCCAATCTGAACGAGGATCCTGGGATTCATTTATCCAGGAGATCGCAGAGGTGGCATGCCCACGTAAGGCATACATCACCCAAAAAACTAATGCGCCAAATGGCGAGGTAGAGTCTCGGCTTTACAACACAACTGCTGTGCAGGCCAACCAGACCCTGGCGCACGGGCAGTTGACTTACGCTATGCCATTCTCGGAAAGGTGGTTCACCGCAGAGCCTCCACGAGACATGGATAACGACGCTAGCCGGAGATGGTATGCGAGCGCAGGAGAGATCATGGCAGAAGGTCTGGCGACTTCATCTTTCTACACACGCGCACATGAAGCATGCCTAGACCGAGGAGGCTTCGGTATTGGCACCATATTCTGCGAAGAGAGCATTAACAACAAGTCAGGCCTATTCTTTGCGGTGCCGCAAGCAGGCAGCTACTGCGTTGCTGAAAATGCAGAAGGCATGGTGGATACCATGTATTGGGAGCGCGACATGACCGCCGACCAGATTGCCGGTAAGTTCGGCGAAGACAAGCTGTCACCAGAATCTCGCAAAGCGTATGGCAAACCGGACGAACGCTACACCCGCAAATTTAAAGTGTGCCAGTGCGTTAAGCCTCGCAACAATCGAGACTACTCCTCATTCCAGGCCGTAGAAAAGCCATTCGAGTCTACGTATTTCATGCCCGACGAAAAGTGGGAGCTACGAGAAAGCGGATACGACGAACACCCATTCTTTTGCAGTAGATACCTCAAATGGGGGACTGACGCATACGGCTGGTGTCCGGGGTGGCAAGCATTGCCAGCAGCGCGCCAACTCAACTTCCTCGAGAAGATGATGGACACTATGGCAGAGGTAGCTCTCTACCCGCGCATGCTTATCCCGGCGAACATGGCGAATGACGTAGCACTCGGGCCTGGTGGTGTCACAGTCTACAATCCTTTCCAAAATGCCAAGCCCGAGACCTGGGGCTATGAAGGCAAATACGAGCCTGGCATCGAACGCTTACAGCGTCGTGAGCAAGAGATCAAAGACGCCTATCACTATGACCTGTTCAAGATGTTCAGCCAACTGGACAAGCAGATGACTGCGAGAGAAGTGGCGGAACGCGCAAGCGAGAAGCTCGTGCTGTTTTCGCCGACATTTATTCGCATGCAGGAAGAGTGGCTACAACCATTGCTGCAACGTGTCTTCTCTATCTACATGAAGCAGGGACGTTTCCCAGAACCTCCTCCCGATGTGTTAGCAGAAGATAGGCTCGGGCCTCACGTCAGACCACCAAGCATTTCCTTTACCAGCCGCATTGCGCTAGCAATCCGCAGCCTGCAAAGCAACGGACTCATGAACACCCTGGAGGCAATCCAACCTCTTATGGCAGTGGATCCATCAGTGCGTCACATATTCAAACCTCATGTGGCCGGTGTAGGAGTAGCACGCAACTTCGGCGTCAGAGAAGAGTGGCTATCCACATCAGAAGAATACCAAAACGCGATCCAGCAAGAGCAAGCAATGCAGGCACAGCAGGCAGAGATGCAAGCTCTCAAAGATGGAGCGCAAGCTATTGGCGCAGTCAGCCCCGAGCAAATGCAAGGAGTAGCGCAGGCTTTAGGTGGATAACCACCAAACACAACAACCCCGACACAACATGCCCGATAACCAGCAGGACATTCCCTCTGAGGAAGAAGACAACATTGAACACACAGTCAGCAGCCGCATCCTGGCAGTGACTCAGTTCGTTACGCGCAAGACCGAGGAAGCCATTATGCAAGCCGTCGGGCGCGAGATGCTTAAGGAGCTGGAAGAAGATGAAGAGCTGGATATGGATGAATTGATCCAGGCCATAAGTTACCGGTGCATCTGCAAACGTGAAGTCAGTGCCGAGCACGACGGCCAGGAGCTGACCGTGATCTACCTGGACGACAAGCCCGTGATCAAGCTCGGCGCCATTGCCTTCACATACGCCAATGGCGTAGCTACCTATTCCCACCTTAGCGAAAGGATCCAAGACTGATGGACATTAGCATAGACCAGATTGTGCAGAAGATGTCCAAGCAGGATCGTGTAGAGTCACGCCTGTATTGTCGCCTGCTAAAGTCAAAAGACGGCAAGGCATTCATAGAATCTCTGAAACGTGATATCGGGTGGGAAAGCGCAGGCCCAGCTAAAGACACGGTCGAACACCACAGTGGACACATTAAGACCATCACGCCGCCTGCCAACTTGAACGAATGGATCGGTCAACGGCAGGTCATCAATGGCATCCTGCAAAAGTCTGCTGTAGGGCAAAAGATTATGGACTCAGACATGGAATAAAATGGACGCACTAAAACAGCAAATAGGCGGGAGTCACTATAAAGACCTCAATATACAACCAACCCATTTCTGCCAAGTTAATGGCCTCAACTTCTGCGAGGCTAACGCGATCAAATACGTCTGCCGTCACCGCAACAAGAACGGACGCCAGGACATCGAAAAGGCCATACACTACCTGCAAATACTTTTAGAACTAGAATACAACAACGCAACACAACCACTAAACAACTAAGACTATGGAGACTAACCAGAAGTATATGATCGACGACAAGGGCAAGCTGCACCGTGAAGGTGAAGTCATTGGCCTAGTCGATAAAGATGGCAACATCAAGCTGAAGCCAGAATCTAAGAAATACGTATCGGCAGTGACCCGATGGTATAACGAATTAGATGCGAAGCCGGAGCAGGAGCCTGCGGCAGAGATCACAGAACGTCCAAAGCTGACGCCCGAGGAGCAGGTCGCTGCTGACATGAAAGGCGTAGAGAAGGAAGCCCAGGAGGAAGCCATCGCATACAAAAAGGATTGGCGCGACGATGTGGAATTTGGCGAGAAGATCGGGCAACCGGTGCCAAAGAAGAACCCTAAGTTCGGGGACAAGACTCCAGCATACGTAGAGTGGCTAAAGAAAAACCGGCCAGAAAAGTGGGCAGAGAAATACGGATACAAAGGGGAAGGCCAGGTGCCAGTGTTCGAGCTGAACAAGGAAACCGGTGTCGAAGAGTTCAACGGATACAAAGACGCCACGTTCACACGTCGCAAAACCCACATGACAGAAAAGCCTGAAACCAACGTCGAGCTAGACGAGTCAATGGATTGGGACGCCTAAGTAACTTCAACCTATAGAAATTCAGACACATGCTATACAAACATTTGTTTAACTCATTCCTTCGTAACGAAGAAGGTGGTGACGGGGGCGACGGTGGTGGAGGCACTGGCGAAGGCCAGGACTCGACTATCTTCGGCCAGGGTAACGACGGTCAGTCACAGGAAGGCGAAGGCCAACAGTCAAGCAACAGTCAAGCAAGCAGCAAGGGTGGAGACTTTGCGTTTGGTTCGCTATTGGATAATGAAGGCAACTTTGTGCCGGATTGGATCGACCGGTTGCCAGAAGCGCAGCGCGACAAGTTCAAGGAAAACTCTAAGCATTACGGGAAATACAAAAACCCTATACACGCTTTGGAACACACGCATAGCCTGCAAACCCTTCTTGGATCTAAGGCCGAGGCAATGGTCATGCCTGCCCAGGACGCACCGAAAGAAGAGTGGGACGCATTCTTTACTAAGCTAGGCAGACCAGAAACTCCTGAAGGCTACAACTTTAATGCGCCTGAAGGATTGCACGAGTCTATCAAGTTCTCTGAGGACGACGCAAAACAGTTTACCAATCTAGCGCACGAAATTGGACTCACTCCGCAGCAAGTAGCACGCTTGGCCACCTATGACATGGAGCGCATGAATGCTATGGCAGAGAGCAATGAGACCGAAGCTCAGGAGATTACATCCAACCACTTAGCCGAAAACAAAAAGACATTGGAGAAATCCTGGGGCAGTGGCAATGACTTCAGCGAGAAGTTGGAAATAGCTCGGCGTGCAGCCATGACGTTTGGCTATGACAGTGAGGCCTTGCAGAGTAACCCGATCTTTGCCAACGCAGAGGTGCTGATGATGCTGGAAAAAGCAGGCACCGGCATGCGCGAAGACCAACTTGTCCAAGGCGACGATGGCAGCAACGCATCTTTCAAGGCTAAGGCTAACGACATCATCAACAACGAAGCCAACCCAGAATACAAAAAATACTGGGCAGGCGACGAATCCACTGTGGACAAGGTTCGCACCTGGATGGGAATGAGCTAATGCATTGACACTCAGTATCATTTAGGGCTTATTCAGCCTGACGCAATTAGACGGCAATGGTCACGCCTGTCTCGCCCCTGGTCGATTACACAAAGTCGGCCAGGGGTTTTCTGTTGACCCCATGTGCGAAATCGTGCTAATTGAATCCCACAGACCGGATCACCCGAGCAGGCCTACCTTGTAGTAGATCACCGCAAATTGCCCAGGCCCGAGAGTATTGAATGCTCTCGGGCTATTTTTTTCCCGAGAGTGAACACGTTAATTCTAACCAACTCACTCCAATGCCGGATACTACTATCCCCCAACACTATACCGACCAGTTCGATCAAAACTGGCAGCACCTTGTGCAGCAAGGCGAAGGTCGGATTCACTCCTTGGTTCGCCAAGAAGCCGTTAAGGGCAAACGCAAACTGCTGAATTTCATCGGCAAGAGCACTGCTCGTCTTATCACCACACGCTCGGGCAAAACCATCCCGTCCAACACACCCTTCGCAAAGCGCAAGCTCTCGCTCCGCGCCTATGACGAAGTCTACCACGAGGACGAATGGGACGAAGAGCTTCTCGGCGAAGTCAGCTCTCCTCGTAGTGCTGTAGTCGAGTCGCACGCAATGGCCTTCCAACGCGCCTACGACCAAGCCGTAATCGATGCCTCCACTGGCACCGCATACGTCGGCGAGGATGGCGACGAAGCCGTTGATCTTCCGTCTACCCAGAAGGTGGCAGTCAACTACATCCACGGAGGAACCGGATCCAACTCCGGCCTGACCCTGGCCAAGATTATCAAGGCCAAGTCGATCCTGGGTGTTAACGAAGCCGCAGGCCAGAACAACAGCAAGATGCTCGGTAGCAGACTGCTCTTTCTGGTTTCGCAAGTTCAGCTCGATGATCTCCTCGTGAACGTCGATCAAGTCTCCAACAGTCGCTACGCCGACGTGAAGGCACTGATCGAAGGCGAAGTCGATCACTTCATGGGCTTCCACTTCATTCGCACTCAGCTTCTGTCTCTTGATAGCTCGACTGATATCCGCACCTGTGTCGCTATGACCTCCGACGGTGTCGCATTCGCTGCTAACGGCAAGAGCACTAAGTTCTCCGTGCGTGATGACTTGAACGAGACTCTCCAGGTTCGCACCAAGGGTCGCCACGGTGCCACTCGCACTGAGGAAGAGAAAGTCGTCGAAGTCCCCTGTGATGAGTCACCCTGATGAATCCTGATCACTGAACTAGAACCATTAACCTGAAAGGATAATACATCATGCCAACTCACGTAACTGACGTTGCCACTAAGCAAACCCCCGTCGAAGCTGCCGATACCTGGAGCCGCGACGCTGGTAATAAGCAAACTGGTAACCTACTGTTCATCGATGCCACCTACACACTCACCAGTGGCACTGACGAGACCTCCGGTGATTTGATTAACATCTGCAAGATCCCCGCAAACGCGAAGGTCGTGCCGCATCTCTGCAAGATCAGTGCTGAAAATCCCGGCACTGCATTCAACATTGCGAAGATCGGTCTGATCAAATGCGACGTGGATGGATCCGCTACCGATGACGATGACGCAGTATCTACTGCCATCAACATCTCTGCTGGCGGTGCATTCGACTTCGCATGGGCTGCACAAGCCATCGCGCAAGACGACGTTGCAGAAACCGAGGACATGTGGCTCCAGGCCGAGCTAGGCACCATCACCAGCCCTAGTGCTGGTCAGAAGGTGCGCTTCCTGATTGCCATCGCCCCTGGTGTCTAATCGCATCGAACCGCAAAAGTATTCCTAAGTCTTTTAGACTTCGGTAACCACGGGGGGTCTGGGTAGTTGTGTCCCCAGACCCCCTTCTTTTTTACATACGCCAATGAGCACGAGCAAAACTGATATCGCTAACCTTGCACTCCAAAAGATTGGAGTCAGTCCCATCAACTCCATTGACGACGAAGGCAGCAAGCCTGCCCGGACTTGCAAGCAAAACTACGATCACGCACGCAGGGTGACCTTGATGAAGGCCCAGTGGAAGTTTGCCAAAAAGCTAGTAGGCCTATCCAAGGACGCAGCCGCACCTGCCTGGAAGTGGCAGGCATCTTACACGCTACCTGTAGACCACCTGAAGCTAGTCGAAATTGAAGGTGAGAACGTATGGGAGCCTAAAGAATACTTCGACGTGCAACAGGGCAAGCTGATGCTATACCTGGACACTGCTAGTGACGCACCTGCCGACACTGTGAATATCGAGTATGTATTTGACCAGCAAGACACCACCACGTTTGACCCGCTGTATGTGGACGCCCTAGCGTATCAGCTAGCAGCATTGATTGCGCGACCATTGACCGGCAGCGACTCCAAAGAGCAAGAGCTAATGGAGATGTTTACAACTCTGGCACTGCCATCAGCGCAGGAGCACAATGGTCACCAGACCGTGACCGATAACAACAACCCAATCATGAGGATCATGGCAGACTCTTACCTGAGAAAAGCTAGGCGCACTAGCTATGGTTCAAGCACTGGACTAGACCGATGATTGTTCAGAATATCCCGTCATTTGCCGGTGGCGAAATGTCACCTCTCCTGTATTACCGTAGCGATCTAGAAAAATATCGCACGGGGTGCAGAACGCTGCGCAACTTTACTCTGACTCCATACGGCAGCGCAAAGCGCAGGCCAGGACTGTCTTACACTGCAACTGCACCAGGCAAGACGCGACTCGAGACATTCCAAATATCAATCGAAAAGACGTTTGTGATGGAAATCACGGCAACGCAAATACGCTTTTTCAAGAACGACCAGATCGTCCAGGCACCTGGTGGTGGCAACCTGACAGTCACTACGCCCTACGGTGATGAAGACTTGTTTGAGATAGACATCAAGCAGATCAACAACGTGGCATACTTTGTCCACCCTGATTACCCGCCATACAAGCTCACCAGGTTGAATGACGACGTGTGGACGTTTGCCCAAGTAGCCTGGAGCTACCCGCCAATGAACACAGAGAACCTTGACGAGGATCTCACCCTAACTACCGGACGTGTTGGCTATGTAGGCACTACGCAAACGCTTACAGCATCGGACGCCCTGTTTGTGCCAGGACACGTAGGATCATACTTTCAGATTAGCCACGAACGGCCCAAAGACCAGTTCGAGACAAAGATCGTGGCGTCTACCGCAAACAATGGCAAATACTCACCAGAAATTTGGGTGCAAGGGGTATACCGATTTAGCACAGGAGGAACCTGGGGAGGGAAGTTCACGCTCGAGATCAATGAAGGCAAAGGCGCAGGATGGGAGCAGTTTGCCATATACACATCAGACAAGGACGCAAACTTTGATGTAGAGCGCACACAGGACGAAGCTGTGCGCATGCGGATTAAATACAATCAATATGACACACCAGGCACGGGCAGCTTTGCGTTAATCGATACCGCTGAACCATACATTCGTGGGGTAGTAAAAGTTACCCAAGTAAACTCAGACCGGATAGCAGCGGTGGAAGTATTTAAGCCGGTGCAATCTGGTGCTACTGCTGTGTGGCGAGAAGGAGCCTGGAGCGACAAAAACGGGTATCCTAAAACGATTTGCACCCATGAGCAAAGACTTGTGTTTGCGAGCACAGAAACACGCAAGCAGACGATCTGGGCATCTTCGGTGGATGACTACGAGAACTTTGAGCCAGGCAACAATGACGACCAATCCTGGACGCACACGCTGCTCTCAGGCCAAGCAAACGACATCCAATGGCTGGTAAGTGAAAAGGCATTGCTGTGCGGATCTACAGGCGACGAATGGGTGATCTCGTCGAGCAAAGAAGAAGGCATTATTACCCCGACGAACGTGCGTGCCAGGAGGCACTCGGGCAACGGCAGCGACGACATCGCCCCCATACTAATTGATGACGCGACTGTATTTGTGCAACGTGGAGGCAGCGTAGTCAGGAAAATGTCATACAGCTTCGAGGCAGATGGATACAACACTGCCGATCTTACCTTGTTGGCAGAGCACATTACAGGAGATGGCATCGTAAGCATGGCACTGCAATCGCAGCCAGAGCAGGTCATTTGGGCAGTAACCCGTGACGGCAGGCTCATTGGGCTGACACTAGACGAAGGCCAGGACGTAGTAGGATGGCACCGGCACAGCACCGGCACGACAGATCAGTTCGAGGACGTAACCGTTCGCAAGGTGAAAGGGCAAGACGATCAGATATGGGTAGTCGTAAAGCGCACAATCAATGGCGCAACAGTTCGCTACATAGAACGGTTGAAGCCAGATGGGTTCTTTTTGGAGGATGCATGGTCACTGCTATACCAAGACACATACGGCATGACGCCTTGGACATTATACGAATTACCGACTACTGAAAGTGATTGGCAACTCATAGACAATACCTGGCAAGTTGGTGATGTCGTATTTTGGCGCAAAACCACAAGTTCTAGTAACGTCGTATGGGGATCTTCATTTGTTGCAGATTACTCGGACTCAACTTATTACCAGGCAGTTTATTACTGCGCAGTAAGTCACGACACTGATTCTTCGTCTACTTGGTATACATACGACAACGATTTACGACCCTACATTCGACCGATAACCGGAGCGCAAACTGACCACGAATGGCATGTCGTAGATTCTTGGCAAAACAATGGCATAGGCCACAGTTACCAATACGATGCAGATGGGCATGACACAAATTACGTCTACAATTCTGCCACCAGCAAAATTTACCGGTGCATTCAATCGCACACATCTGCTACAAATAATGAGCCAGGAGTAGGGTCGCATACCGCCGCTTATTGGGCAGAAGTGACCGATTTGAATACGCCTACCGAGTATTCGCCATCTAGTCCATTATACAGCATTGGCGATCCTGACGTGCAGCATGATGGTTTTATTTGGACAGCAGCACAAACTAGGCCTGCTCGAGCTAACAATGAGCCTGCTGCATCGATATCAGAATGGACAGAGAACTTTCAAACCTATGCGCTGAACGACGAGACTGTTCACAATGGATTGCCATACAAATGTATCTTGGCACACACGGCTGCATCAGACCGCGAACCAGGCACAGGAGCTTCTTGGACAACCTACTGGGAAGTCATCCAGGGACAATACACGGCAGGCGACATAGCCAGCGAAGACGGCATTAACTACAAAGCAAAGTCTACGCACACCCCGGCAGCCAGCAGCAAACCGGGCATAGGCGCATCCTGGGAAACATACTGGGAGCTAGTCACCGACGAGGATAGCGTAGACTTCTACGTAGACGCAGGCCTCACATTGCTCAACCCAGGGACTATCACAGAAGTTACCGGCCTCGGACACCTAGAAGGTGAGACTGTGCAGGTATACGCCAATGGCGCAGTCCTAGCACCACGAACAGTTTCCAGCGGGGCTATACAGCTCAACCAAGAAGGGGATCCAACAGATTACGAACACATTTCAGTGGGCATCAGCTATGAATCACAGCTCGAGCCTATGGCACTCGAGGTGCAAATGCAAAACGGCACTAGCGTCAGCCGGGAGAAGCAGATCACAGAGCTAGCAGTAGCAGTGCGAGATTCTTACGGCATGAAGGTAGGCACCGATGCAAACGGGCCTTTTGATACTGTCACGTTCTATAACGGAGAAAACGCTACACCGCTATTGTATTCAGGCATAAAAGAGTTCAAGATCGACCACGACTATGAAATGGACGCGACCTTTATTCTGAAGCAAGACCTGCCGATGCCTCTACACATCCAGGCCATTGTTTGCAAATTCAAGACCTATGGAGATCAGCTCTGACATACGCATACGCGAATATGCAAAGGAAGACTACCCCGTGCTGCGTGGGTGGTGGCAGGAGCATGACGCCGAGCCTATGCCTGAACAGATCATTCCTCAGTCATCATGCGTGGTAGAAGACGAGGAAGGTGCCGCAGCATTTGGTGCTGTGTTCCTATGCAACGCAAACCACGTAGCCTTTTTTCACGGCATGGTCACCCGCCCGGGTATGTGCATTAAGCATTCGTATCGCATGCTCAAGGCATTGCAGGACGGCATCGACATCATCATGGCAAGCGGTGGTCACACCATTCTTTTCGGCACAGTGCAACCAGGAGCAATGCTGCGCGGGGCAAAAAGGCTGGGATTTAATTGGTCGGATAATAACTACCACCAAGTGAATAGAATCATAACTACAGAACTAACTAACTAAGCTCATGGGACTTGAAACAATGGCTATCGTAGGAGCTACTGCTGGACTGATTGGAACCGGCATTAGTGCTTATGGACAATATCAACAGGGCAAAGCTCAGGAGTCTATGGCAAGATACAATGCCAAACTGTCAGAGCAACAGGCAGAGCAAGAGGGAGTAGTGTCTGCTGAAAACTCACGACGTAGACGCGACATGAATCGCAGGCGCATTGGCCAAATACGAGCCTCTCTTGCAGGTAGCGGGGTCAGCATGACAGAAGGCAGCTACCTGGATGCCATAGGGCAAACGTCATCAGAGCTAGAGCTAGCAACCCTAGACGACATCAATCAATCTCGCAGACGGCAAGAAGCATATATGAACGACTCCAGCATGCAAAGGTGGCAAGGCAGTCAGGCTAGTAGCGCAGGCAACATTGCAGCAGTGTCTACACTGTTTGGCGGTGTTGCCAACACTGGTTCAAATATGTATGACATTCGTCGTTCATTTGAACCCTACAAGGGTCAGTCATAACTTTCTAAAATTATGTCAGAAGATTTCAGACCAGGATTTGAAGCAGTAAAACCTGTCGATGTAGGAGCGCGAGGCAGCATGCGCGACGTAGCACGCCCCTGGGACGCAGTAGCAAAAGCAGGCGAGGTGCTAAGTCAAACAGGCGACCGCAGCATGAAACTTGCCTTTCAGCAGAAAGAGGCGCAGGCAAAACGCACGGCTGCTGAGATGGAGCTGGCATTCGACAAGATGCACGCAGACTACAAGCAGGAGATCATTTCTAACCCGAACATGTCGGCAGACGAGGCGAACGCAGGATGGGAAAAATTATCCGAAGGTTTTATTAGAGACTATGCAGGCGGAAATCGGTCACAATTAGAGCAAGACATTTACGGAACCCGAGCGCGACAACTCACTCAAAGAGCAGGCCTGGGCATCCAGGAAGATGCGCTTATCAAAGATATGCAACTAGCCAAGCAGTCAATGCTCAACATGGTTATGCGAGGCGAGCAAACCGGTAATCGCGACATGGTGAATAATGCTTTGGATGGTCTTAGCAGCTACCTTCCTGTCGAATCTATTGAAAAAATAAGAATAGAGACCGACCACAGGTTGAATCGTGCTGATCTCATGAATGGCATTAAAGAAGATCCAGTAGGCAGTGGGTTCTACTTAGGAAGCCTAGAAGATTTCAAAAGAAACTACCCAGGTTATAGTGATGACGACTATTACGATGCACTTGAAACGCAACGTGTCGCCAAAGGCAAAATGTATTCTGATGGCCTGGATCTATTAGAAAACAAATTGGCATTAGACCCTAGCTACTCAGAAGAAAAGCTACGCAGTGACTTTAAGTATTTTGAACCGGCTGCGCTCGAAGACATGGTTGCAAAGTATAGTAAATTCAAAGGCGAGCGGCACGCAGCAAACATAGCAGAT